CGTAGCAGGCCGCGATGATGGCCGTTTCGTCGCCGCCGTAGCCCCAGTCCAGCCCGTACCACATCGGCAGCCCGACGGGGATTTCTTCGGGCGCGACGCGCACCCAGCGGGGGAATATCAGCCCCTCCTTCCGGGTGTTCCAGTAGCCGAGGAACAGGTTGCGGTACTTGTCCGGGTCTTGCGCCGCCATCCTGTCCGCGAGGTCAAGGAAGGCCCGGTCAAGATGCGGGTTGATTTCGTAGGTAGTCCAAATGTAGCAGGTGTCCCCGATGACGCGGGCCTCGTTGGGACGCAGGCGGTGGATAACCTTCGCAAAGAAGCGGCGGTAGATCCAGTGCGTGACATCGCTGGGGTTGAGTATTATCCAAAGCATCGCGTGGACGCCAATCTTTCGCAAAGAGAGGTCAATGACATCGAAGGAGGTTTCGTCCACCATTTCCTCGCCCTCGTCCAGCGCGAATAGTTTGATGTTCGGGATGGATTTGAGGCGGGCCGTTTGGTTCTTGCTTCCCTGCATAATGCCCCGGAACAGGACGCGCCCGCCGGAGTCGGTGTTCACGATTTCGGATTGCTTGACGGCGTACTGCCCGCCCACGAGGTCAATCTTTTCCGTGAACTCCGGGATGATGGAGATGTTCGCGGCGGTCATCGTGTAGCGGGTGTACAGGATGGTATTCGCGTCGGTCTTGGAGTGCATCAGCAGGGACGCGGAGGTGTGGAAGGACTTGGCCGAGCCACGCCCGCCGAGGACGATGACATAGCGCACCCCGTCGGGGAGTTCCCCCGGCAGCAGCGGCAAATATATGTCGAAGAAGTCCACCTATTCCGTTTCCGTTGCCTCGCCTTCCGGGGTTTCGTCAATAATTAAGGGGCTGCGGTGTACCTTGCGAGTGTCCACGATGCGGATGCCGAGGTCGCCCCCGTCGCCGCCCGTGATGCCCAGTTCGGCCTCGCCCAGCACGAAGGAAAGGTCTTTGAGGTCGTGGAAGGTCAGTTTGCCCTTCTTGTGGTTGTTCATCGCTTGCCGCACAAGGATTTCCATCTTCGTCATCCCCTCCCCGCCGTCCTCTTGAAGGGCGGCAAGGAGGGTTTCACGAAGGGTGCGGTTTCGTTTCCGGGATGCCGCGCTGCGGAGTTGCATTTCCTTCGCTGATTCTTCGCTAAATGGGACTGCGCCTTGCGGCGTTTCTCCGGGTTGAAACTTTGCCATAGACCTATCTATTACTTGATATTTTGCGCCTTAAACATTTTCCCGTATAAGTTGTCGGGCCACCTGTAAAAACTCATTTCTCGCATTTATATCGTCGCGGAAAACACCAATAACTTGGCAGGTGGACATCTTACCCGGCTTCCTTGCCCCGCGCATTGTCTTGCAGAGGTGTTCGCCCTCCATCAGCAGGGCCATTCCGATAGGCGGATATGTTTCGCCCAGCGCGGCAGAAAGGTCTGCCACGATATCCGCGACCAGCCGTTCCTGTATCTGCAAGCGGGCGGCGTGATAGTCCACTACGCGCCCAATCTTGGAAAGGCCGAGAATCTTTCCGTTTGGATTGGGAATATATGCGAATACATACTTACCAAAGAAGGGCATCGCGTGGTGTTCGCACATTGAGTAGTAGTTGCCGGAGTCAAGAATCATATTATCGTAGGCGATTCCGTCCAGCCCGTTATCAAAGGTCGTTATCTTCGGGTGTTTGGCCGGGTCGTAGCCCCGGAAGATTTCGCCCCACATACGGACAATCCTGTCGGGCGTACCCAGCAGGCCGGGTCGGTCGGGATTTTCCCCGATATACTCCGCAAGGGCGCGAAGGTGCATTTCTGCTTCCTGTTTCGTTATCATCTTACATTGAGGATTTTTTGGGTTTGTAGTGAGAGCCGCCAGCGCGGGTGTCGAAGGCAGTACGCGACGGCTTCCTGCTGGATGGCCCGGTTTTTCTCCGGGTCACCCGTATCGCAGGGCTGGAGATAGTAATGGTCGGCCACGATGCGCTCAATCCACTTGTCGGGAAGATGCGCTCCGTCATAGACCACCTTGACCTCGTTGGCGCGGGGGATAACCGGGTAGTCATTTACAAAGTCGCATTTCGGGGAACAGGTTACAAAGTCAATCCCGTCGGGAACGGGTCTTGTTCCATTTGTTTCCATCGCTATCGTTGCCGAGAGTTCGTGCAGAGCCGAAAGGAGTTCGCCGTCCACTTGTAGGGTCGGTTCCCCGCCTGTCAGCACGATAAACGGGCGGGGATTGATATGCAGGACACGGACGGCCTTCACGATCTCGGCGGCGGTCATAGCCCGGCCATTTGAAAAGTCCGTATCGCAGAACGGGCAGTGCAGATTACACCCGGCAAAGCGGATGAATACCGCCGGGCGGCCCGTATAATATCCCTCCCCTTGCAGGGAGTAGAATATCTCGTTGATGGAGTAGGTTTTCATAAGGTTTCATCATAGATTGCAAGGTTGCCGTCGCTTTCCTGTACCTCGGCGCGGTAGCACTCCGGGATGGTATCAACAATCCACCGGGCGATATTTTCAGCCGTGGGGTTGAAGTCCAGCACCTCGTTGAGATTCTTGTGGTCGAGCCGTCCGTGGATGGCCTTCTTGATATGGGTAAAGTCCAGCACCATCCCGTCGGCGTTGAGTTGCTGCGCCCGGCAGCAGACGCGGATGTGCCAGTTGTGGCCGTGCAGATTCTCGCACGGGGAATCATACGAAAGACGGAGGCGGTGCGCCGCCGAAATTTCAAGGTCTTTAATGGCGTAATACATTACTCTTCGTATTTGGTTTTATCCTCAATCCCAGCATAGGCGAGGGCTTCCTTGCGCTCTACACAAGTGCCACATTTGCCGCAGTGAATTTCGCCGCCCTTGTAGCACGACCAAGTTTCGGAATAATCCACGCCCAGCATCTTCCCGTGTACGGCGATGTCGCCCTTCGTGATATTGGTATAGGGGGCGAGGATTTGGATATGCTCGTATGTGCCGTTCCACATAGCCCGGCTCATCGCGTCGATGAACTTGTCCCGACAGTCGGGATAGATGGCGTGGTCGCCCGCGTGGTTGGCTATCATTACCTTATGGAAGCCGTAACTCTCTGCAAGGCCGCAAGCGACGGCCAGCATTATCCCGTTACGGAAGGGCACGACCGTTGATTTCATATTCTCGTCTGCGTAGTGGCCTTCCGGGATTGCGTCAGCACCTTCCAGCAGCGAGGACTTGAAATAGTATTTGATGAAGGAAAGCGGGATAATTATGTGCGGAATCCCCAGCCGCTCGGCGTGGAGTTTCGCGCAAGCAATTTCCTTTTCCGCGTGGTTTGAGCCGTAGTCGAAGGTCACGGCCATACCTATCTGCTCCCGATACTCATAGAGCATCGTTACTGAATCCATCCCGCCCGACAGGACGAGAAGATTGTCTTTTTTAGAGGTACTTTTCTGCATATTGTTGGTATTTAATCCATTCGTTAAAGTTCCAGCGGGCCGCATCTTGCGACGCAAGCCGATGCCCGGCTGGTGCTTGTATTTTTCCCATATTCCCGGTGCGGGGGTCGAACTTGTAAAGGTAGCCGCCCCGATTGCCATAGAGCCAAGCCGTCGAATCCACAGAATCAAAGTGGTATTTCTTCACGCCCTCGAAGCTGGTGTAGCCCAGCCCGTGAATCTTCGCGCCGTTGTCGTGGGCGGTCTTGATGAAATACGGGAAGGCGGCCTCGTATTTATCGCGGGGTATTTCCTTTGAAACAATCCCACCGACGGCCACATAGTCGTACTTCTTGCACATCGTTGTGAAGTAGTCCAGCCCCCGGCTTTTGTGCCATACCGGGATGGGCTGGCGATTGGTAAGCCGTTCAAGTTTCTTCCGCAGTCTTTCCACTTCCCGAAGCCCCACAATCACATCAATATCCAGTTCAAAGAATAGCCCTATGTTGTGCTGGTTGATGAAGGCCGCGTATTGCTCGGTGTATTCATCCCAGTTTGCGGTCGCCGTCCCCTGCATAAAGGTAAACGCCCCGGAATCCAGCAAGAAGCCGCCGAGGTGCGGAATAAGTTTCGTAATCCACGGGTTGTCTTTACAGGCGAAAAAGGACTCCAAGATTTTCTGCCCCCCCCCGTGTGCAAATCTCCCGTTCTTCACGGGATGCTCCCCAGCGAGGTAAATGTTCATTTTGCCACCCCCCCCCCTATTTGTTGCGCCGTGCGCTTCCAGTCGGCCGATAGGTTGCCCGTAAATCCGCCTGCTAAATATAGATTCATCGTTCTGCCCCCCCATTTGTTCGATAAGAATGCGGGTTTTTCCGTTCTCTCCGGCAAGGTAGATTTCCATAGCACATACGGCCTTGAATTAACTCCGGCAAGGTAGAGATTCATAATACCTTGCATCCGGGGAACTGCTCAATCGTGATAAGCAGGGCAGCGCGGATGTCTTCTTCTTTATCCTTGCTCTCCACCGGGACTTGCACCGATATAACGAGCGGCTTCTCTTTCTCCTGTGATTCCTCAAATAAGGCATCCAGCGCGGCTTTATCTGTAGTCAGCGTTTCCCACGCGGGTACGCCCCAGTCGCCAAGCGGCAGGTCGTCCCACTCGTTGGCCAGCGCGTCGTAGTCCCACGCGCCGAATGCGCCGTTGTCCAGCACGGAACGCCGCTTGATGGTCAGTTGGTCGGTTTCGTTCTCCGGGGTATAGATGATGCCCGGCACTTCCTTGATTTTGAGTTGGCGGGCGGCGGTCAGCCGGAGATTCCCCGCGAACACGATGAAGGACTTGGCCGTCGGGCCGGGGACTACCAGCAGCGGGCGATCTTCCAAGAAATCCGGGTCGTTGGTCAGCGACTGCGCCGTGAGGTCAATGTCGCTTTTTGTCCACTGCCGGGGGTTGGTCGGCAGCCAGCCGAGTTGCCCTTCATTGTTGAGCAAGGCGGCTACTTTGAGGGTTGTTCGTTCTTTTTGCATATCATTACTTGATTTCAAAGGTTTCCTGTCTTGCGGCCAGCCCGCCGGGGACGGGGGTCAGTTCCCCCGTTTGCACCCCCTTGCGGGGCGAAATGAGGCCGATATAGTACTGGATGCGGTCGAAGGCTTCCTGCCGTATTTCAACGCCCTTTGCGGCCCTGCTGACGGACATACGCCCGACGCGGGTTGCGTTGGCGATGTGCGTGTAGGACAGGCCGGAGGCGCGGATGCCCTCGGCGAGTTGCTGGCGGCGGTTCTCCGTCGCGGCGCGGAACTCCCGTTCCGGGATGAGGCGTTCCCCGTGCCGCTCGGCCCACGCCCGGAAGTCGCGGGTGCTGCTCATAGGCCCTTGCAGATTTTGATTATCTCGTCAAGGGCGGCGGTGTATTCGGCGGGGTGGCCTTGCAGGACGGCCCGCATCGCCCGCCGGATGTAGATGGCGAGGGCGGTGTCATCCTTCCCCTCGTCGCGGAGGGCGACGGACTGCCGGGCGAGGTGTCCCCAGTTCCACGCGG